TGGATCAGACAGAACCGCACGAATGAAGTCATTGATGATATCCATGTGTCCTTCCTCCCATGTACTGAGAGTATCATAAAGGCTGTACTGAAAAAAGGACACCAGCGAGGATTTGACATGAAAGTACCAGAACCGATAAAACTGTCATCCGGGACATGGTATATACGAATGCGTCTTGGCGGCGAGAATATCAACGTAAGCGCTCCGACCAAAAAGGAATGTACCAACAAGGCCGCACTGATTAAAAGCGAATACAGGGCCGGGAAACGTGTCTCAGAGCATAAAGCGCCCACGTTGGAGAAATGCCTTGATGATTTCATCTCAAAACGGGAGGCCATCTTGTCACCCTCCACGATCCGGGGATATAAGGCCATCAAGCGCACCCGGTTCCAGCACGTCATGGACAGGCCCATCAGCTCCGTTGACTGGCAGGAGGTCATAAACACAGAGGCAAAGACCGGGGCATCCCCGAAGACCATCAAAAACGCCTGGGGCCTTGTCCGCTCGGCCATGCTGGAAGTCGGACATGACGTGTCCGTTCGCCTCCCCGCTCAGATTCCCCACGAGAAGGAATGGCTCACCGCCGAACAGATCCCCGTCTTCATGAAGGCCATCGAGGGCAAGCCCGGAGAGATCGGCGCTCTCCTCGCCCTGTCCTCCCTCCGGCGCTCGGAGATTTACGGTCTTGACTGGCGAGACATCGACCTCAAAAACAAGGTGATCCACGTCCGGGCCTCCGTGGTCCTCGGTGACGATGCAAAGCCCATCAAAAGACACCAGAACAAAACGGCATCCTCGACACGAGATGTCCCCATCTTCCTGCCCCGTCTTCTGACGGCCCTGGAAGCCGCTCAGATGGACGAGGGGCCAGTGGTGGCCGGGAACATCGGGACGCTCAGAAAACGCATCACAGCGGCTTGCAAGGCCGCAGGATTGCCGGATGTGGGTGTGCATGGTCTGAGACATTCCTTTGCATCCCTCTGCTATTCCATCGGTGTGTCTGAGCTGGGAGCCATGCAGATAGGCGGATGGTCAGACTACCAGACCATGCGCAAAATTTACACGCATCTGAGCCAAAACGACAAGCAGAAGAGCGCCGACAAGCTGTCAGCATATTTCAAAAATGCCAACTAAAATGCCAAGCGATTTTTCAATCCCGCTTGTACCAACGGTTTCAGCGTTTTTGCCGTGGGTTCAAGTCCCATTCCCCGCACCATTTCCCGGAATCCTGATGTACCAAGGATTCCGGGATTTTTCTTGATTTTTCAAGGCTTTGCGGGTTCGGACATTTCGTATCAAATACGAGCATATCGTATTGAATACGAGCATTTCGTAACAAAAACGCCAACTAAAACGCCAACAAAAAGGGAATGGGTCAGGTTCCCATTCCCCAAACAAAAATAGCCGGGAGCATAACGCCCCCGGCTTTGTTAGTTGAGTATGCTGTTCCAGGTCTGAGGACCACAGATACCGTCTGCGGTAAGGCCGAAGTGAGTCTGGTAGCTCTTGACGGCCCAGGCGGTGCGCTCTCCGAAGTCACCGTCAATGGGGCCGCAGGAATAGCCCAGACCGTTCAAAAGAATCTGGAGCTTCTTGACGCTGTTCCCGGCGCTCCCCTGCTGGAGCTGCGGGACGGTGACGGACACTTTCTTGACCTCGGCGGGTTTGGTGTCGGAGTAGTCGATGTATTTCGGCATCCCCCAAAGCGCCCAGCCGCGATCTTCCAGACGGGTCTTGACTACGCCGTAAGCATGACCACGGGCCTCGATGACGTAGCCGTCCCCGATGTAGACACCAACATGGGACATACTCGCCATAAAGACACACACACCCGGGATATCGGGCATCCCTGAGAGGTTTCCCCGGCGCGTACAGCGATTGTAGAGCATGGGGACATTGCAGTCCTCGGATGCGGTGTAAACGGGCGTGGAGGTCGGCGTGGCGCTCCAAAGATAGCCCTTGATGAGGCCCACGCAGTCGTGGACACGCTTCCCGAATTGGCTGGTGAAGTTGTCCGCCGTGTAATAGCCGGGATACTGCGCTTTCTTCTCCCGGTACAGAGCGGCGGTGGCCGTCTGGCCGTAGGTCCCCCACCAGTACGGGAGGCCGAGCTGGGCCTTGCAGTACTCCACAAGGCCCTGAGCGGTTTTACTCATTCGTCAACCTCCGGCAGTCCGGCAAGGCTGGTCAGGATGGACAGAATGCCAGCCAGCACAGAGGCAGACCCAACGGCGATCCAGTTGACCTCATCCAGTACCGCCGCCGTCCCGATGGTGGCAATGGCCGTCTGACAGATGGTTTTGATGGCACGGATGCCAGCTGCTTTGATCCATGTGGTTTTCTTCATGATGTGACCTCCCATTCATCAACTTCTGCGTTGATCTTTGTAATGAAGCTGTTCCCGTTAAGGGCTTTGTACGCCGCGTAACAGTCCTTGAAGTTCTCATATTCGTATTGCCGCATCTTTTGCTCGTCTTTGTGGCGGTAATAGGTGCGGGTCATCTCAGACCGAAGGATGCACCGCTGGCCCTCCACCAGGGCGTTGCCCCAGCGGAGGACCTGCCAGATGATGACAAGCGCGGCGGCTATGCCGGTGATGTATCCGGCCACTTGTAAGACACTCAATTTAACCACCCCTTCACGATAGACCGTCAGAAGTCAACGCCGTTGGCGTAGGGGATGGTTTCGCCCGGCGCAGGCTGCGGGACCCAGGACGTGCCGTTGAACGCCAGATAATCCCCTGACTGCGCATCACTCGGAAGGGGGATGTAGTTTTTCAGGGACAGGTCGTAGTAAGAGTATGCCGTGCTCCCGAAAAGGAAATCGACAACATAAAACTGCTTTCTGAACGCATTGAAAATATAGATATTGCTATGCTTGCGCCTGAATTGACTGGTAACATGGAAAACCATATATTCAAGGCCGGTATCAAGCGTGAAGAAATAGTTGTTGAATCCGGCCAGCATTGCGCCACTGGCAGAACAGTAACTATTTTCAGGAATGTCAGCGGGGCCTGCCGGAGTGGCGGCTGAAAAGTTCTGTGTAATATCGAAGTAGGTCAGCCCTGCCGGGGTGTTCGTTGACCGGGTCTTGTCCCTATACAAGGCTTCGCCGACCACCTCAGCGTCTGCGGCCATTCCATCCACGGAGAGCGTGGGGTCAGTGTCGAAAGCAACGGAGTTATACACACCGCCGCGCTGCCACTGGTGGCCGTCGTAGTAGTACCAATCCCCGTTGGTCATGCCGCTTTCGGAGCCTGTGTAGACGTACACATGGCTTGTGTCTGTCATGTCTGCGAGTGTGGAGGCGGTGAGCGGTGCGCCGTATCCGGCCTTGACGAGCTGGGCCTGACGCGCCATCGTTTCCAGCGTGGAGGACATTACGTTGAAGTAGTTGTCGCTTGCGATCTGCTGATACGGCCACGGAGCGCTCGGAACGATGACGCAGAAGGTAAACGTGGAAAGGACCTCGCCGCTGTTGTTGTAGAAATGCAGGGCGAAGCGGACGTGACCGGCCACGGACACAGCCTGCTGGGCGATAACGAAATCAACCGCCGTTCCCATGAAGGTGTAGGCGATATCCCCGTTTTCGTCCGTGTCATACAGTCCGGCGTGGCCGTCAGGCTTGATGAAACTGATCTGCATATACGCGTTTTCCGGGATCGTCCAGGGCTGATGATTGCTCGTCAGGTTCGCCGTGACGTGCCTGGTCAGGATATCGTCCTGCGAGGCGTAGACGGTGGCGTAAGCCGGGCTTTGCAGGTCGAGCGTGATGATTGTGGTGGAGTTCATATACATTCCCCCTTAAGTCCACCCTAAATAATTGATCGTCTGGTCCCCGATGGTGATGGTCTTCATCTCCATCGCGGTATACGGACCATTAACGCCGGTAGTGGAGAAGGACAAACCGTCCTGTCCGCATTTCATGACATTTTGCGCAGATGTCGCATTCGTAGTGTCCATGAACAGGATGGCGGACGGTTTGTTGTCGTTGTCGTACTGCCAAAGTACATGACCGCCCGTTGCGCCTGTTGCGATGTTTACGGCGGTCTGGGCGGCCCCCTGAGAAGACGCGGCAGTCTGGGCGGGTATAGACCTCAGAATCGACGTGACGGCCTGTAACTGCGTCTGGAGTCTCGGAGCGACAGACGATAGAATGACTTTGTTCTTCTCAGGGTAATACGGATAATCCCAAAGCTCGACAACGCGGAGGTTTATGCTTACATCGGACCGCGTTTCGTCTATCAGCGTTATGACGGAGAACATCTTGAAAGCAAGGAAATCATACTGTCCGGGGTTTGCGGAGGCCAGGTCGTACACGTCGCAGTTATACGAGCGTTCCGGCTTTGCTAGAATCGCCAGCTGCGCCCTCGCCGCGTCCAGAAGCTCCTGCGGGTCCTCGATGTCCAAAAACTCGACGTTTGCGCAGATGACCTCGGACGTGTATGAAAAATCGTCTATGTGATCCACGCCCTGGTTTACGCTGCCGAACCGAAGACCGTCTTTCCCTGTGGCATAAAGCCTCGTGACAAGGTTGTTCGACTTGCCCTTGTATTGGACCTTCTGAAGGTTCAGGTCCCGCGTGATATACGAGCCAAGGTTCACACCGTTGTCGATGTTTTCCATCGTAACGACACGGTTGTAATTGTCGAATCGGTAAGACAAATTCGGGAAATGGTCGGCCATTTCTTCAAGGACCTGGAGCGGGGTCAGGTTTTCGGCGTCAAAATTAAACTCGTCCGTGATCCCGCTGTTATCGACATACCGCCACCTGGGAGATGTGTTGATGATGGTCAATGCCATGATCGACGCAGGAGTTCCGCCGGATGGGACATGGAATCTGTAGTACAGGTGGCTTCTCCAATCGTCGAGGTCAATGACGCATTTCACCTTTGCTTCCTGACCGCCGCCGTCGATTGCCACGACCTTGTAGAAGATTGGGTCATCGTGCATTTCAAGGACCCTTGCTTCCTCCACGATCATGGGATAGGCTTCGTCCCATATCGAGATGTTGAAGACAAGCTCGTCCTCTCCGTTGGCTATGTGGCGGACGTAGTAGTCATCGCATTTCAGCGGCACGACATGCCCGGTCATCGCGTATAATGTCAGCATAGATCCTCCCTCAAATGAACGCCGGGTAATATTCCACGGTCACGTCATCCGCCGCCGTGATGGTGTTGACCCCGGGCGTAAGGAACGGAAACCGGACCCAGGACACGTTTTGCGCCGTTGGCTGGCCGTTCTTCGTGATGGTCTTCTGAATGCCGTCAAAGACGAGCACGTCACCCGCCGAAACGTTCTGGAATGTGGCCCCGCCCAAAGCGTAAGACGCGGCGGATGTGCTGACGGTGACCGTCAGGCGGCAGTCGGTAAACGGCATGGTGGACTCACACTCAAGAACACCGTTTACCACCTCCGTCACAAGCGGAAGATTCCGAAGCCCGGTAAACTGATATGTGGATTTGATCTGCGCTGATTTGTCCCCGATGCCGACAAGCTCCTCTTCACCCAGGCCCTTGCACCAGACGCGGTATGTAAAACCGTCGCCGGGGATGTAGATTTCAGATTCCCCGCACACTTCGGCGTTGAACCGGGAGCGGTTCATTTTTGCCGCGTGAAGGCTGGGGGCTGTGAAGATGATGGTAAGAGACACGGGACGCATCCCGAAGGTAGATTTGATGAGGGACCATGCCGTCCTGTTCATCCCTTGAAACGTGATGTTGTTCATGGGCGTTTCGCCGATGGTATAATCCAACAGCGAAGCCCCGCCGAACGAAGACAGCGGTTTGTCGTTCACAAGGATATCGAGATTGACTTCCATCACATTTCCTCCCATGCAAGCTGTTCGCCCATAGCCCACGCCGTAGCTCGTGCGATCTCCCGCCCGTCAAGCGTCAGCGGGACAACGATGGTCATGTCCGCCATGCTCCCGGATGCTGTAAGATTGACGGACGCTTCCCGCTCGATCCCGTCCATGGTCGGCATGAAAGACCGGGAGATGTCACCGGACATGATGTCCAACTGCTCGTTAAGGACAGGGAGCGCGGCGCTGATGCCTCTGGCGAAGGTTTCCACCATATCGGGAGCGTAGGATTCAAAGTCGGACAACGGCCCGACCTCTGGCTCGGAGAAGTGGAGCCTTGACCAGATGCTTTGTGCCATGCCGGTGACGGCAGAAGTCACGGCGGACGTGGCCGCATTAATTCCAGCGGCCATATTGCTTCCGATATCTGACCCCCATGCGTAGGCATTGGCCCCAAGCCCGGACAGAGCGCTTGCAACGACGGAATATAGGTAGCTGGAAGCATTGGACACGCTTCCACTCGTGGAGTAAATACCGTTCGCCACGCCATAGCCGCCAGCCTGTCCAGCGTTTTCACCAGCGTCCTCGGCTTCGCCTTCCGGGAAGACCTCTTCCCAATCAACGGCGTTTTCGCCTTCGCTCTTGACGGTCTCGTTTACGAAATTGATGAGAGTTGACGCGCTTTTCTGTCCCGTCTTTTTCGCGCTGGCCTCTGCCGTCTTCTGGTCATAGATACGGTCAAATTCAGCTATGGACCCGGTGGAAAGCGTGGCGTTCGCGGCCTCTATAAGGGCTTCGCTGTATTCCTCTCCCGCTTCAGTGCCGCCAGTCTGAACGACACCTATCATGTCGGAGGTGGCAGCGGCGAGGGAATCTTCCATTCCGTCCGTGTTGATGGTAAACGCGCTGTCTAGCCAATCGAGGAAGCCGTTCACGCCCTGAACAAATTCGCTATTTTCCGGCTCGTCAAGTTCGACAGCCTTGTTGACGGCCTCGGTAAATGTCTCGATCTTCGGCGTGATGTCTTCAACAAACCGGTCATACGCAGCTCCGATGATCTCACCGGGGATTGAAAATATTTCATCCCAGTTTACGGTAGCAAGCAGGTCGGCGGCTGTTTGTACAGCGCCCTTGATTCCTTCGTAAATGTCAGTTCCAAGCTGCTCAAAATCAAACTCTTCGATGAAGTTGTTGATGAGGTTGCCGACGCTTTCCCCGAAGGTATCACCGCCGCCCTTCTCGTTTATCCCGTTCGCAATGCCGTCCGCAACAGCGCCAATGATATCTTTGCCGACACTAATCAGGTCGGGAAGTTTGCTTCCAAGGTCAAGCAGAGACGTTGTAAGCTCGGAAGATATCTCCTCCACCGCCTCCAGAATCTCGTCCATGCTCCCGCTTCTGACGGCATCGGTGAGCGTAGAGACCCACCCGGACACCATAGGGAGGTAAGTATCAGACAGAGACGAGAAAACGCCCTCCGTCATCAGCCCCGCCAACTGCTGGAGATTGTCCTTCAGTGTCGAGATGCGCCCGTTGAAGGTCTGAGACTGGCGTTCCAGTGCGCCCTCGTACATCCCTCCGGCTTCTGCGGCGTGTGCCAGGGCTTCGGCAAGCTGTTCGTATGTAACGTCCATCTCAGCGGCTTCTTCCGCTGTAACGCCCATAGAATCAGCCAGAAGGCCGTAAATATTGATACCGGCGTTTGCAAACTGCCGGATATCCATTGCCGTGGCCTTGCCGGTGTTCCTGATCTGCTGCATATTCGCCGCCATCCGGGACAGCTCGGCAGAGCCGCCGCCTGTGGCGGAGATAGCGTTTGCCAGATTGAGAACGTCCTGTCTTGCGGAATCGGCGTTCATGCCGGTGGATACAAGGGCTTGTGTCGCCTGGGTCAGACTGGCCACGTCAAACGGTGTCGCCGCTGCGTCCGTCCTGATCTGCTCCATGACGGCCTGGGCCTCTTCCGCGCTTCCCAGAAGCGTGGTGAATGCCGTTTCGTATGTTTCCATCTGGCTGTTGAAGGCAACTCCAGCTTTGACGATGCTTTCAATGCCCTGAACGCCCTGGGCGGCAAGGTTGACAAATGCCTCGCCAATGCGACGGGCCGCGCCGACCATTGCTTCTCGGAACAGTCCGCTGTGCCGGTCTCCGGCACTGGATATCATGGACCCGGCCCGGTTCCCGGCGTTCTCGGCCTCCATGACGAATTTGCCGTCATCCAGTACGACCCTGTATATGATTTTTCCGTCTTCTGCCATTGGGTCACCCCCTCAATACAGAGGAATTTTTCAGGCTATCGGCAAAACGGCGGCGGCTCTCCTCTTCGGAGTACTTAATCGCCACTTTTGCCTTTGCCTCGCGTAAAGCGGCGATCTGCTCACCGTTGTGTTTGTTCGGCTTGGGGAGCGGCCTTTGCCGGATATCCACCACGCGCATCAATGCCGTGTCCCGGGGAAGGTCGCTCAAAAGTTCCATGAACTGGAAAAAATGAATCTTGTCTTTCAGGAGGTCAATGCCGATGCGGAAGAACGCCGTCCGAATCATTTTCGCGTCCTGGTGGAAGTCTATGAACCGCTCCGCGCTTTTCCCTTCCTCTTTCGGGAAGAGGTCAAACACGGCTTTGAGAATGTCCACCTTGTCCTCGTCAGCGTCGGGGCACTCGTCAGGATCAGCAAGAAGCATCTTGCATTGAACCTCCAGTTTGTCAGACGGCGTGAGATATTCAGCGTCCTGAAGGTCAATGACGCGGAGGACCCGGTCATAAGCGAGGTTTAACTCATACTCCCGGCCTTTTACCTCTACCCGGTCAGGATAGGGGTCGTAAATCATCATTTCCGATTCACCGCCGCCAGAAGCTCGGCCTTTCGCTCGGCGCTTGCTTCTCTGATCTTCGGCATGATCTCGGAATCGATAAACGGGTAAATGTCCACGAGCAAAGCGTCGTAGGCGGAATCGTAGAACTCCACCAGTTTCTTGGCGTTATCAGCCCCGAAGATGATGGTCAGCATCGTGATAACTGCTGTTCCCAGCGCTGTCATGGCCTTAACGTCGCTGGGGTCCTTCTGGAGCGTCCCGGAAGCCGCCGCCAATACCTCCCGCGCAATAGCCATCTGCGACACGATACTGGTCGTGTTTATGTCAACATCAAGCGTGAGAGCTTCGGTCCCGTCCTCGTGGCAGATGACGAGCGTTTCCTTGATGCTTCTGTCCCTTTTGACTACTTTGTACATAGGCCCCTCCTATAAGTTAAAGCCGGGAGCGGTTAAGCCCCCGGCTTTGTTTGTCAGGACGCGGAAACAACAGTCGCGTTGCCGGTAGAAACCACCACAAAGGTGCTCACGTTGACCATGGCAACGGAAACCTTCTTTCCGCTGGCGATCTCGTAGGTTCCGCCGTTGGTGAAGTTGTTCCAGTTGGTCAGGACGCTTCCCGCAGCGGCTTCGGGCGCGGTGTCGCCGTAGGCATACACAAACTTGCACCCGGCATCCGGGAACGTGGGGATGACCGTCAGGACGGTGGTCCCGCTCTCGGTGCCAGCGGTAGACGTGACGTTGATCGTACCGGTGGCGGCCACGGTCTCGGTCAGAGGACGGCCATTGAAGGAGAAGTCCACGGACACAGCCGCGCCGTCAGTGGTCGCACCGCCAAAGCTGGACACATTCTTCATGGTCACCCTGTTCGTGTACCGGGTCACGGTGCCGTCAGCGTTCGCCACGGACAGCCGGAGGTTGGTCTTCCGGGCCTCCATCAGGTTCAGGCGGTTGCCGAAAATGAAGTCCTGCGCCGGGTCGCCGATCTTGCGAACGCCCGTCAACTGGATCACGGGATGGATGCCGGTCACCTCATCGGAGCCGAAGCCCTTGCCGCACAGGAAGAAATACTCCTGCACCTGCTCGTTGAGGTTCTCGGACAGGTTATTGAAGCCGTCGCAGACGCTCACCCAAGTCCGGGCGGCGGAAAACGGCGTGGTATCGATCTCAAGCTCAATACCGTACTGCGTAAGCAAATAGCTCATGTCAGCAAATTCCTTTCACGTTGATTTTGACGAGGAGCGAGGAAGCATAGACCCATTGTGCCTGTACGTTTTCCTCCCTCCCCAAAAGCCGGGGAGACGTTAGCGTCTCGATGGCGTATATCTGCCAGCCGTCCCCGGTGGGAAAGTCCTTCCGCCGCGTCAGGCTTTTATGGATAGCGTCAAGCTGTTGGATGACCGTTTTCTGGTCGCCGTTCTTTCCGTTGACCAATACGTTCATCCGCTCGTTGCTTCCTATATCAAGAAAAATCGGGGCGGACGCAGAGGTACCGGTCATGGCTATGCCGTTGTCTGGCGGGAGCGATCCCGTGACCACTCTCACGCCAGACGCGGCCTCTGCCATGTCGATCAATGCCTGAAGAATCTCGTCATACATTGTTTACCCTCCTGCGCCTCTTACAAACTCACGCTGGGCCACTTCCTGCCATTCGCTGTCATAGCGGTTCCGCGTGACCTCCGTCCATTGTGTGGACGGGTTGGCCGCGTATCCCATCGTGTGACGCTGTATCTGATGTGAACCATCCGGCCAACATCCATAAAACTGGTAGGCCGCGTAAACAGCGTTCCACGTCGCGGCGTAATCTTCTCCGATCTCCTCTACCCTTCCGCTGTCTCTCAGCGTTCCTTCCCCGTCATTGGGGACGGCGTACTGGTTGCAGTCATCAAGTATCTGCTCGGCCAGGATGGGTCCGGCGTGTTGCTTGCCCCGCTTCATACGGGCTTGCAGATGTGCCCTGTCGAGCTGCACGGTAACAGGCATCAGCTCACCCCGATCTCCCAATGATGGAGGTTGTCTTCATCGTCAGGCAATCCGTCCACCACAAGCACCGTATACGGCCCTGAGACGCTTCCGTGTCTGTGGGTAATGGTGCACGTCATGACACCGCCAGCGGCTTGTGTGGCCTCTTGCAGGGCCTCATAGTCAAGAGCCGGGACGCTGTACCGTGCATCGATGAAGATGATTCCTTTCAGCGTGACCTCGGTGTTCGTGCTTGTCTTCCGCGTGGTGTTGTCAGCCTGTATATGGACGTTTCGGACGGTGTAGACGGTAGGGTCGAGCGGCTTCTGGTATCGGTCAAAGCCGGAAGGTACGCTCAGCGTCATGGTGTCGCGCAGAATCCTGCGAGGGATAGGCGTAAGCACTTACCACCACCCCCACCACGGGGCCACGAACGGCTCCCCAACGGTTGGGACCTGTGGATTGAGAAGTCCGGTCAATTCAAGGGCGGAGATAGCGGCGGCGCATACAAGCGTAGACGCGCCGCTCTTCCCCGCAGACGCGGAGGAAGACCGCCCGTTTACGTGGACCTTTCCCACGGTCCACCCGTTTCCGCCAGTGTCGCCGTCCACGGACACGTCCGTTCCCATGATGGAATAGTATTCCACCTGTGCGCAGATAGCGTCCCGGATGGCAGACTGCTGAAAAGCAGGGAGAGCGGCGTAATTCGCCGCCCTCCCGTGGGTGATGTGGATGATGGCTCGTTCGGCTTTCGCCTCTGCCTTGGGGAAGTCTTCAACGGCTATCGGCTCCCCAAGGTAGGTTTCCGAGTAATACTCATACGTTACGATAGCCATTTGACTTCCTTCCTTACGACGCTACGACTTCGACAGCGGAGCCAGCGGCGACGGCAAAGCCAGTCTGAGCGTTTACCAGAGCGATGGTGGCATAGTTGCCAGCGGTCTGGCTGGTCAGCTCGATGGGGCTTCCGCCGACCTTCTGCCAGGTGGAGCCAGCGGGCAGGGCCGCGCCGTAAGTGATGGAGGGAGCGGCGGAGCCGGAGGTGACGTACATCTCCAGACCAGCGGCGGGAGCGCCGTTCATGCCGATGTTCGCGCCGGAAGCGGTGATGATGGTGGACCCGGTAGCGGTGCCAGCGGCGGAGGTAACGTCGATGGTGCCGAGAGTACCGTTGGCGGACAGGACGGCGAAAACACCGGCCTGACGCTGGGCCAGGTTGAACACATCATAGTAGTAGCGCTCGTAATAGAGCCACTTGCCCTTGCTCTGCGCGGTGGGCGGGGAGATCATGGACGTGTCGTACACGATGGGCGCGGCGATGGCCATGGGATCGTAGAACAGCATATTGATGTTCCCGGCCCCGGCGGCGGCTTCCCAGCCCTCGGTGAAGTCGTACGCGGTCTTCATCATGTCGGAGGGGATCTCCATGATGCGCACACCATCCAGACGGGCGATGTTTCGGTCAACGTCGCGGATGCCGTTGGTGGTCTCGACGAACCGGGTCAGGCCAGCCGCTTCCTTCAGGAGCTTGTACACCGCAGGGGTCATCTTGCACCGCACCCGGTCACGGTTGACGCGCTGGTTGGTCATGTACTCCAGATACGCGTCCCACTGAGCCAGGATGTTCGCGGCGGTCAGGGTGGTGGTGTCGATGCCGCCGAACTGAGAGGCGAATCCGGCCAGCTTGGAAGCCATGTACGCGTCCTGCTCAGGAACCTTCTGGAACTCGTTGAACGTGCGGGTCACGTTGGCGATGGTAGCCACTTCGTTGGTCTCGACCATATCCAGAGGATCAACGAGGGTGTCCCACTCACGATCCATGGACAGAGTGCAAGCCTGCCAGTCGAGGTTAAAGTTGCGGTTGAACACGCCGGTGATCTGGTCGCGGTTGACGGCCTTTGCGCCGGACACGGTCATGCTGGGGATGTACACGGTCTTGCCCTGAAGGGGACGGAACCGCTGGGCCTCGCCCTGATTCCACAGGTCGGGGAAATAGGACAGATAGGGATACGCGTTCGCAAGCTCACGTCCGTACTGAGCCGCGTAGTTGATGGGAGACTGAGTGAAAGCCATTGTACTTTCTTCCTTTCTTTATTTTTTCTGCGGGAAGCCCCATGTATCGTTGAAGCTCGGCCCGGATTTCCCGCTCGGGGCGCTGCCCTGAGTGGGTCCGCCGAAGCTGGGCTTTTCGCTGGGCACTTCGGTTGGTGTGAAGTACTCCTCGTACTTCTCGCTGATGGTTTTGAGCTGGTCCGCAACTGCCGGGGCATCATCGGAACGGTCCAGCAGACCGAAGACGGTCTCACGGAATTTCGGTTTTACGCCGGAGAAATCATCGCCGCCGATTGCCCGGAGCATATCGCGCTCCTCGGCCAGCTTCTTGTATTCCTCCGTTGTGGTCACATCCACGGGATCAGGCTTCGCCGCATTGACAGCCGCGTCAACCTTTGACTGCACGTCGCTGTTGAGAGTGTAGTTCGCCGCCAGGGAGCGGTTTCCCTCGGTCATGACCTGTTCCACCTGCTCGTCCGTAAGGCCCCATGCTTTGAGGTCAGCTCGTTTGAAGATTGCCATGTTCGTCCTTCCTTTTCCGCCCTGAACGTTGGGCGTTCGCGGCGTTTACCGCCAGCCGTTGGCGTATTTTTGTATGAAAAAAGCTCCCGTCAGGGAGCTTTCGTCATTCCATTGTCCACCCGTACACGCCGGGTTCCCACACGTTCGCGTCTACGTCGCTGACGTACACGGGTCCGGCCTCGTCCGGGTAATGCACCTTGTCGCCCTTGTTATAGGCATCCTGCGCACCCGTGGGCTGTTTCCAGACGGGGATTTCTCCCGGCTTCGCCACTTCGGTATACAGCGCCGGGGTCGCGTCCGGGGTCCAGTCCTCCTGGCTGGTGTGGGCCTGTACAACGCGGTACAGCTTTTCTCCGTACTGTACGCGGTAATCGACCTCATACGCAACGCCAGCCGCCCAATGGGGGAACAGCGTCACGCCGGTCAGAGCGTCCTCGTCGGGGAGGCTTTCGCTTCCCTTTTCGATCAGCTCCCGCAGGGCGTAGGCTTCATGCTTGGTCGTAATCATTCGCTCGTACCTCCCACGATGATCTCCAGCAGCTCCTCGGCGGTGGCCTCGTCCCCAGGCATGATCTCGCCCTCGGTGTAGGTGCGGCCCAGCTCCGCCGGGTCGATGGCCTCCCCGTAGGAAACGCCGTCGCGCACCACATACCGCCCGGCATCTGACCATGTGCGGGTCAGCTCACGCCCGTCCACGGTGATGGTCTCGGTCTTAATCATTCTTTGTCACCCCTCATCTGTGTTATATGGTCCAGCCATCCGTCGATGGTGACGGCCTCCATCTGCATCCCCTCCATGACGGAGCGGCTTCGCACCTGATTGGAAATCACCATCTTGTCCTGGGCGGATATGCCGTCCCAAAGTTCCTTGTGCTTCTTGTACCAGGCAGCGAAGCGCTCCTCCGTGGCCTGTCGGTATTCCTGATTCTCCTGGTCGATCCATTCCGGCTTGTTCATGGTGTAATATGCGTCGAAAAGCATGAACGCCGTGAAGAACCTTGCCTTGTCCTCGATGCCCCGCCGCAGGAACTCGTCTATAAGCGCGTCGTTGCTGTCCAGCATATTGCGGTAGGTTTTGAGGATGTACTTGGGGTCATGCCTGCACACGCTGTCATCCCGCCACTTCCACAGGTAAAACGGGGTCTGGCAGTATTTCACGTTCTGGCTGAGATTCTGGCACAGGATGTTGAAATAGCTGTCCTCGTGGATGGTCAGCGCGTCGTTCCAGCGGATGCCCTTGTCGATAAGGTACTGCCGTCTATGGACTTTCCCGTGTACGAACGTGCTGTCCGTCTCGTGGTTGATGTACAGCACTTCCTTCGTTTCGGGATGTCGTGTTTCCTCCACGAACATACTGACAAGACTGTCGAAGCCGATCTCCATTTCCCGGAACAGAATCCACAGTCCGCAGGCGTTATGGAACATATCATCCGCATCGCACCACATGACGTATTCCGCCGTGGCGTGGTCCAGACAGGCGTTTCTCGTGGCGCTCACGCCACGGTGCGGCTCTTTGTAGTAGTCGATGCGGAAGGGATAGGAGGTTATCAGCTCGTCCGTCAGGAACACGTCGCTCCCGTCGTTGCAGATAACAGCGCCGATCTCGTCAAACGGGACGTTTTGTTGGATGGCGATGCTGTCCAGCAGGGGCTTGATAACCTCATCCGTCTCCTTGTACTGGGGGATCAGGATTTGAAGCTTCAAACTCATACCCCCACAAATCGACTGCTGTAATAAGTCCAGTTCGTCGCTGTCTGGTAGTCGGTCAGAAGTGACGCGGGAACATAGATGGAGCCGTACTGCCCGGCGGATGCACTGTAGCCGCCGATGGGTGTTGAACTAAATGCGTTACTGTTTTTAAGCGAAACAACAAGACTTCCCATAAGATAAAGGCTTGTCAACAAGCGGCACTGAGCAAAAGCGTTTGCGTTCATGTTTTGGCAAACAGGAAAACTTGCTGTCTCCATGCCAGAACAATAATAAAATGCGCTCGACAATATATCTGTGCACGTTGGAAAATCCACGCTTATCAACGCAGAACAGGAGTTGAAAGCAGCAGTCCCTATTGTTTCGCAGGCGGGAAAACTTATGGTTGCCAACGATCTGCATATGGCGAACGCGGAACTATGAATACTTGTGCACACCGGGAAATCCGCAATGCTCAACCCTGAGCATAAGTTAAAAGCGCTTTGGGCAATGATTTCGCAGTTTGGGAAATACACGGCGCATAGAAAACCACAATACATAAAAGCGCCATTCCCAATATGCGTTACCGTGCTGTTCTCATACGTTCCCGAAATCGCCCTGTCTATCAGCGCGTCGATGTCGCCGCCCGTCTGGATGTCCTGAATGGCTGACACATACCCGAACGGATAGGTCAGCGGTGCGCTCGTTCCGCCCTTCTCCCGGATCGCGTCCGCAACGGCGGTCAGCTCAGAGGTATTTGTAAGGTACTGCATAGTCAGAAGTCCTTTCCTTTTGCTTCCGGGATATTCCCGCCGCCAGCGACCCGTGCGATGGCCAGAATGATCGTGACCACGTCGTTCGTGTCCCGAAGGTCTTCAGCATTGCCGCCGAGGGCGTAATACACCTGTTTCAAAGCGTTCTGCAAGCTCATTCGTCTTCCTCCACTTCCACAAGACCTTCGGTCCTGCGCCCGTCCAAAGCGTCTATGACGTTCTGGAGCATCGTTCTGGCCCCTTCAAGGAGGGGACGCTTCACATCCTCGTCCGGGACCCTGTCTGCCGTCTCTATGACCTCCGCTGCCTTGTGAAGCATCGCGCATACCGGCGACATCTCCCCCAGGTCCGGGGCGAAGTCAGGCCGAGGGAGCTTTGTCGTGTCCATCATTGGCTTTCTTCCTCGCTCTCTTCGGTTTTTCTTCGGGCGGCTTGATCTCCGCCATGCTGGTGAACACCGCGCCACAGTTCCGGCACACGATGCCGTCTTTGGTGCCCATCAGCATACTGATATCGTGTTTACACATGATGATTCCTTCCTTTCTGGCATAATAAAAGCACCAGCCGAAGCTGATGCTTTGTGTTATGTTGTTTTCAGTAATCCGCGTCCGGGTCGGGCGCTTCCAGTTCCTTTCCGCTTTCGATACACGCCGAAAGCTCCCTGATGATTTCTTCGTCCGTTGCGCCCATCAGGAGAAAAGACGGATACCCGCCAAACATATCTTCGTATTTCTTTTTTACTTCATTGACGGTCATGTCGATACCTCATCAATCATGTCCCAGACCATATCAACGGCATTCGGGAACAATCTTCTCATCTGCTTATACGAATCCGGGTTCGCCACGGAAGAATCAAGGACTTCCGCAAAGAACTCCCTTTCCGTCGCTCCTTCGCGCTTGTGGTAGCCTGTACCATGCCCCACTCCTAAAGGATAACTCTTTCCTGTACATTTTTCAAGTATATCAGAAATGTTTCCTTTTGTATAGAGGTCCATGTTTTCTTCTTTCAGTTTTTCCACGACCTCTATGCCACGCGAAACGCCCATGGACTTCTTAAACGCCTTGAAATCGCTCTTGATAACATCAAGAAGCTGTTTCCCGTCTCTTGGAGTGTTGGACAAATACTGAAACGGGTTCTTTCCTCCGGCCAGCCAGTCTATCATGTGCCCGAACTCATGGAATGCCACTTCATACGGCTTTTGGTAGTTGCTCCCGGATGCCGCGTTCTCCGCGTTGATGTGAATGCCCTTCGTCCTTGACGAGAAGTAAGCGCCGCGCTTGTTTTTCGCATCGTTGCAAACCAGCTCGTCGGCGTATTTCTCAAAGACACGCTGTGCGCGTTCTTCTCCGCTCTTTGCCAGCGTGTCTCTCATCCCGGCTTTGAAATCGTCGCTTATGCCCTTCACATTGGAGAAAACGTCCGTCTTTACGGGTTCAGGCTTTGCTTGCTGTCTCGTTTCGGTCCTCGGCGTTCCTCCGATCTGTTCACGGTCATACCGCCGCGTCCGGCCTGTGCGGTTGATGAACTCCCGCATCTGCGCCTGAGCGTCACGGACGCGCTGTTTGGCTTCCTTGGAATCGTCGCCCATCTCTACCACGCGCTTTGCCGCTCTGATCTTCCGTTCCAGCGCCCTCTGTTCCTGGCTCTCGGCGTAGAGTTTGTCGTTCTCAGCTTTCGGCTGAACGAACTCCTCCGCGTGTGGGATGCTCACGCCTGGGACCATCGGAATCGGGAAGTGTCCGCAGTTGATTCCGAACAATCCGGCAGGCTGTCCGTAGCTCGTACTGTTCAAAGGTTCGTAGCGGATGACCTCTCCGTTCCCCGTTATCATCTCGCCGGACGAATTGTCCCACGAGTAAAACTTCGCCTGGTACGGATAGCACAGCGGTCTCGCGCCGGCATGAGCGGACACCTGGAAGACGTTCGTCCCGTAGTCCTGCATCCTGTTCTTTGCCGACTGGATAGCCACGTTGTGGACCGTGGTCCTGATGACCATGTTCACATACGCTTCCGGGGTCCACGACCTACCGCTTCGGTCTATGAAGCCTGTAAGCCCTTCCTCAGACACCCGCGTGATGGCCCTTCGCATGGCCTGATATCGCGTTTCCGCTCCGATGGCTACATTACCCGCCGCGTCGTTCAGGATGCCTTGTGTACGCCTCATATCGTCCGCTGTGAGCTGCACGGCCTTCGAGTACTGCGCAAGGCTCGACTGAAGCATGGTGGTGTTCACCAGGTTCAGCTTATCAGCGGCCTGTTGCTCATACTCCCGGAGGACGTTCACTGTGGAATCCGCAATAGGCGGCGTGACATATCCGTCTTTCGCGGCCTTGTCCAGCTCTTTCTCGATGTTGACAAGAGCCGCCGCCCTCGTCGCCTCCATCGAGTCCCGGACCTCCTGCGGGATGGCCTTTACCCAGCGGTTGATGATAGCCGCGTTTTCCTTCGTGAGCTGGCCAAGCTCGGACAGCTTTTGAATCTCCCACGCGGCTGTGTGCGTCCACGTCGGCTTTGTGATGTGCTTACCGATGTTCACCAGAAGCTCGTCCGCCATGTGGATGTACACACTCTCAACGGGATCTGAGAGGTCTTGTATCTTCTGAGGTGTCAGCATAAGCCGTCACCTCATTCCGCCGTGCCTAGATTGATCCTGTCGAGCGTCAGTGTGTTCACGCTCTGCTCGTTGGCTATCTCCCGCAGCTCGGCATCCGCCGCCTCGTCCGTAAGCCCCTGACCGTACTTCGGGTCCGTCAGGAAGGTCTTTTTGCTTATCAGACCAGCGCCCACAAGCGTGATCCCCTCGTTGATGTTGGTCTGGCGGTCCTGGGTGATGCCGTCATCCATGGCGATGTTGACCTCATACCCGCGTTCCCGCAGCTGGGCCACGCTCTGGCCGTCCTCCGTCTGCATATCGTACAGAGCCGCCACGGAGATGATGTTGTCCACCAGCCGGATGATGGAGGGACGGATCATGTTCTGGAAGTTGCGGACGGTCTTATAGGTCTTGCTGTTCTCGCTCACGACCTCCGTCGCGGTCTTGATGCCGTGGTTCTGGGTGTCGAAGGAGAACGTACCAGCGGAAAGCCCAACCTGAAGGCAGAAGATGTTGAGGAAAGCGTTCATTGCAGAAACGTGCTCCTCCACGCGGAGAGCCACGCTGTTGTCCTGAATCTTCAGACTGTCGGGATCGTCTGTTGACAACGCTTCGTAGGTCTCATCGGTTGCGTCGAAGTACCGCCGAAGCGCTCCCGTCTGAGGATCAACCACGGTCTTTACCATCCGGGCCGGGACGATGATACGCTTTTTCCCCAGCCGGAACTCCCGGACAAAGGAATCGAAACAGATGTCCAGCGCGTGAAGCGTTTCCATCGCGTTCGCGTAGATGCTCACGCCAAGCGGGGAATTATCGTCGATGTTGTTGGCTGTCGGCGTTCTGAAGTAGGTGAACAGCGAAGCGTCTACGCCGCTGATGGTCGTTTCCTCGTCCATCAGCGGATAGATGGTAGCCAGGGGGACCCGCATCCCGAGAATGTCCTGCGGCTCCTGCGTGTTCCCGCCTCGGTACATATCCGCCCGATACAGCTCGTTCGTGATGTAGTAGGTCAGGCCGTCCCACTTGTGCCACTCCAGCCGGGTGTAATAATACCCGCCCTTCGCCATGCGGGAGATAAACACACCCTCGGTGATCTCCGCGTTGTTCCACGCTGTTGGGACGAACTGGTCGGCCATGGCCCAGCCGATGCGCAGCTGTTCGCTTCCGGGGACCTCGTTCCCGCTGCTGTCCCGCCTGACCTCACGCCAGACCTTCATAGCCTCGCCGCCAAGCGCCGCCGCCTGCTCGATGGCCTCCAGCATCTTTACGCCGAAGTTGTTGTCCGCCAGTACCTTCTTGACGAACTTGTCCAGCGGGTCATCCTCCTGATCCGCGCCGTTCGTACTGACGGTGATGTCCGACTGATCCGTCCAGACCATCCCGGCCAGTTCGGAGCACACGGCCTTGCTAAGATTCAGATAGAACAGATTCCGGGTCGCGTGTTCGTCCTGGATCGTTGGAGTGTTCACCAGATGCCAGGGCTTGTAAAAGCCTTTATACAGATACTTCCACGGGAATATCCCCGCGTTGTAGAACTCGCGGTAAGCCGGAACGCCGCCCAGCGAGAATATGTCCTTGAACTCCGTCGCAAGTCCAAGGTCCGCTCCTGTTGTCTGCATCCAGCCTTTCACCACCTTTTTCAGTCTTTCAAACAATGGTTATCACCTCGCGTCACAGAGGTCATAGATTTCACGCTCAAACGCGTATTCCGTCGCGTCCAGCGTGTCGATGTTGCTTGTTCCGTTGTCCAGTCTAACGTCTTCCGTGATGCGCTTAGAATCGTACACAGCGCTTGAAAACGCGTCTATCGTGTATCGGCAATGGGACATGACCTTGAACCGGTCCGCACCCATCAGCTTGCACTCCGCCCGGATACGCTCGTTGATCGGCTTCTTCATGGCGTTCGCAACGTTCACCCGAAGCCCCGTCCTCGATGCGGCGTTCCTTAGGCCGTTGATTAACGTCTGCTCCGCGCTGTCGCAATAGACCTCGGATATCGTATACTTCGCCTTGCACCGCTGCACGAAGTCCACGAACTCCCGTTCCAATGTCTGAGGGTCGAGCGCCGACTGATTGAAATACTCCTCCAATACCACCATCTCGCTCATTCGGAAGGTGAAGCCCACGCACTGGAAGGCATGGCCGGATGTACCGCCGCCGAAGTCCACGCCGATATTCGCGTAAACGATAGGCGGCGCAATGTACGCGATGTATCGTTCAGGATTCGCCGCAAACAGCGGATAGCACGAACCCTCTGCCGCCGCCCACTGTCCGAGGATGAAGCGTTTGTAATAGACCGTCCCAGCGTATTCCTTCTTAATCTGTTCGACAAACTCAGCCGGGAGAAACGGGTTATCATCAATCGTGGATGTCTGACAGAACACGTCCACGTCACTGTCGATAAACTTCTTGATGTAGTGATGTGCGCTGTCCGGGTTCGCCGTGCCGTCAAAGTGGGAATGCTCACAGCGCAGACGGGATTTGAGCATCTGGAAGACCGGCTCGGCCCATGTGGTCATCTCGTCCCCGTAGGCGTATTCCACCGTCATGCCCTGGATTTTCGCCACACTGTTGGCTTTATCAGCTCCCAGACAATAGACCTTCTGGCCGAATATCCTGGCGCAGTTCTCCCCGGAAACAATAGTCCCGACAAGCTCCCGTCCCCAGATATCCCGCATCGGCTCCAGGATGTTGCGGTTCAGCGTTCCCTGCGTGTTGCCGAGCATCAGAGCGGCCCCCTGGCCCTTCATCGCCAAAAGCCGCTTCGGGATCACCACCGCGTAATCAAGCCACGACTTCCCGGAACCAGTAGCCCCGATCTTGATATTCCATCGGTGATTGCACTCGGCCAGGTATTCCCGCTGTTTCTCAGTCAATGGCACTTTTCACGTCCCCCAATATCTCCCGCGCCTTCTTCATGGTGTCGGAATCCCTCTCCGGCGCGGTCTGGATAAACTTGTCAACGATGATGCCGAGTGCCGTTGCGATAGACTGAAGACCTGCCTTGTCCAGCTTACGCGGGTCTTTGATGGACTCCAGGGCCAAATCTATGAACTCCTGGGCGCTGGCCTTCCGTGAATCCATGTACGCCAGCATATCCAGAGTGTTCTGCTCTTTTTTATGTTCACACTTTCTCACGCTTTGCGCATCTGCGATAACCAGTTTTTTCACGGTCGTCGCGGACACTCCGTGTTTCTTCGCCACGGCGTTATAGCTGCCCAGCTCAACGTAATCGGCAATGATCTGTTTTTTCTGCATATCCGTAAGCCGTGCCGCCATAACACCACCTTCCTTCTCAAATAATGCCCTGCCAGAATTGCACTGGCGCACCGCACGGTGAGCGGCTTCTTACGGGCTGTCGCTTATGTTAAAAGGAGGGCCGATGAAAACCTCGCCATAGCGCTCCCGCCTCTGCATATGCTACGGCCACCCGCCGCAGAGCGGCACTCCGTTCGCACGAATAGCAAAAGCACCGAGGTTTTCCCCGGTGCCTGATTCCGCCCATCATGACTATGTCCTTCTGGGCTTTGCCCAGTATACATTATACGGATTTTCCATAGGAAATAAAAGGAAATGTTAGGGCCGAAGCATCAGCCCCGGCCCCATTCTAACTAAAATATAGCTCTCTGAGAGATTCCGCCGATTCCACGGCTTGGTAATATACAAGCGTTCACGGGAGCTTGTTCCCCGGTGTCATACAACTGAGGTTTTACTTCTGCATTGGTATCACCTCCGTGTCAATGAACAGGTTCATCTGCGCTGTGTGGCGTTCAAATCGTTCCTCCTGCAACTTGAAATAGGTTTCGTCTATCTCATAGCCCGTGAAGTCAAGGCCGAGATTGTGGGCCGCGATCCTGGACGAGCCGGAGCCGAGATGCGTGTCAAGTATCTTGTCGCCTTCCTTTGCGAAGTTGCGGAATATCCATTCGTACAATTCAACAGGCTTTTGCGTCGGATGGAATCTTCCCGGTTGACCGACTGCGCTAAACTCGAATATCTTCGCGTTTTCGTTGAACGATGTCCAAGCGTATTCGCATGGAGCCATTGAAAAGCCTTCGAGCGGCACGTTGGTCTTTCGCCAGATAAGGAAGCATCGCGTTATAGGAAGTTGGAAGTAGTTGCCCCCCCAGATAATCTGGTTTCGTGAGACACGGAACAATTCGTCAAAGTACGATTGCTCCGGGGCTGTGTCCCACTCAATGATTTTTTTCCGAACTTCTCCGCCCAGGTTCCACCAGTCCGGCTGACTGTCCCCCTTCCGCAATCCGCAGAC